AAAATACGGGTAGAGATGAGATATTAGATATTTCAAATTATAATGGTATTAATATAAATTCATCCGCAGCAGGGGATTTACCAGCCGTAGCTAGATCTTTAGTACAATTTAGTCAAACTGAAATTAGTGGTACTATAGCAGACAAAATAGGCGCATCAGAGTACTCTGCTAGTATAAAATTATATCTAGCAAACGCTGAAAATGCTCCCTTAGATTATGAAATATATGCTTACCCTATTTCGGGTGCATGGGATATGGGAACAGGAAAAACAAGTGATAGCCCTAAAACTGAAGATGGTTGTTGTTGGGGTTTTAGAGGAGCATCAGGTTCAAATGCCTGGACTGCTAGTGCATTTACTAATTTTGTAACTGCATCTTATACAACAGCAGTAGGTGGAGGAAATTGGTATACGGGATCAACTACAGTCAATCCAGAAGCATCACAATCTTTTAAATATATTAGTGATAAGGATATTTCCTTAAATGTAACTAATGCTGTAAAATTATGGACTGCCGCAAGTTTTTCAAATGATGGATTTATATTAAAGTTAGGTGATGAACATGAATTTGTAGATGAATATGTTGAAACACAATATTTTTCTATGGATACACATACAATATACCCTCCTGAATTAGAATTTAAGTGGGATGATAGTTCATATGATACTCCTTTAACCCCTGTAACATCTAGTGATTTTGTTATTGGGTTTACAAATTTAAAAGAAGAATTTGAAGATCAATCTGTTTACAAATTTAGAGTAAAAGCAAGAGATACATTCCCGGCTAGAACATTTCAATCTAGTTCAGTTTATTTAAATGCAAAAGTATTACCAACTTCTTCTTATTGGGGTCTAAAGGATATAAAAACTGACCAAATGGTAATAGATTTTGATACTTCATACACTAAAATAAGTGCGGATAGTGGTAGTAATTTCTTTAAAGTTTATATGGATGGTTTAGAACCTGAAAGGTACTATCAATTAATGATTAAATCTCAAGTAGGAGATGAAACTCTAGTATTTGAAGATAAAGGTAACTATTTTAAAGTTGTTAGATAATGGCAAAACAGGAAATACAATTAACGAAAGAAGTTTATGGTAAGGTTTCTTACCCTAAAATTGTAAACACTGAATTTTCAGAGTTAGTAACAGTAGAAGATACCGAATTAGTAGGACCCGATCCTATGACTGTAGCTGAATTTTTTGATGAATATGATAGATTATTCTTTCAAATACCCAGAAATGGAGCTAATGGTTCTCATGAGGAATTAGTAGCAAGAAGTTCATCTTATATAGGCATATCAGGTCAAGCTGATGAAATTCAAGCTTTACTAGATGAAATAAATAGTTTAAGAATACAATTGCTTACTGCACAACAAGAAATAGTAAATTTATCTACTAGTGTATAATGGAAGAAATAAAGGTAATATCCACTGGATCGGCTAATTTTGTAAATCAAAATTACAACCCAAAAGATGAAAATCTATTTAATAGTTTCTCATTAAATAGAGATTTTGGTGCACCTCAAGATGTTATAGAATTACACATTTTTGATGGAGGAGGATTATTACTAACTTCATCTTATGATTTTAGAAACTTCCAAACCCAAGCAACAACCGATCCATCTTCTAGTTTTTTTAATAAAATTCTTGTAGATCCCGAAGAAGATGTAAAAAACTTAGGTTATGATGCAGGGACATTCAATACAACTTATTACCCATATAGAAATTTATTCTTAAGTAATGAAGAAAGAAGATTCTTTGTTAAAGAAATATCCGATGATAGAACAGAATTAAGAATAGTAACTAATGAATTATCATATGAGGCATTAAGTACTTCATATTTTAATTATATAAATTCCAAAACCAACAAGAGTTTTTATTCGGATTTTCTTTTAAATTTTGGTGATAATAATACTATATTAGGTGTAAATACTTTATTAGATACTTCACTTACTACTGAACCTAGTATTTTTATAAAATTATATGAACCTCTTCCTGATAGTTTACAATTAAAAGATACACTTTGGGTATCGGAACAAGTATCCGATCCTTTTTCTTTTAAAGTAGACATAAATATTTTACCTGAAGAGGAAGAAGATGAAACAATATTACTAAGAGGACCTAATACTAATGTTGATTTAAACTTACAAACTAATGTAACTACTAAATATCTAAATGTAAGTGAAATTTTAGATAGTCCCTTAACTTCTTCATTACAACAAATAAAATCAATCCTAGAAGAAAAAAGTATAGACATTAATATAGACTATACTGATTATAAAAATTTTGTACATTTTTCTTCTGCCTATCAAAGATTAGAAAATTTTAGAGAAAAATTAATTCTAATTGAAAGATTTCAATCCGATATTAACCAATTAAAAGGAGTAGGGCCTCTTACTAATAAAACCTTTATATCTTCTTCGGAAGCTACTTTACAAAATAACCTAGATAAAGTAATTGAACAATTTGATGGATATGAATTTTTCTTATACTTTACATCTGGTTCCAAAGCTTGGCCTAAATCCGGCTCTAATATAGCTCCTTTTATTAATGCACCTGTAAATTCAACTTCTGCTTTAGATTGGTATGGTTCAGAAGATGAAAGCAGTGACTTTTTTGGAGGTCAAATTTTATCTGCCTCATTATATAATGATACAAATAGAAATTATATTTGGAATACCTTACCCGCTTATATAAAAGAAGATCCTCAAAATACTAATTTAGAACTTTTATCTTCTATGTTAGGTCAACATTTTGATACTTTATGGACATATACCAGGGCAATAGGTGATATAAAAGATAATGATAATAGAATAGATAAAGGTATATCAAAAGATTTAGTAGCGGATACTTTAAGATCCTTAGGTATAAAACTTTATACTTCTAATAGAACTAATGAAAACCTATTTCAGGACCTATTAGGATTATCTCCTTCTGGATCAGCTACCCCAGATACGGGCTCTCAAAGAGTTGAAAGTTATGTTTCAGTATCTAATGATGCTAATACAACTGATACCTTAAATAAAGAAGTATATAAAAGAATATATAATAATTTACCTTATTTATTAAAAACTAGAGGTACAAGAACGGGATTAAGGGCATTAATTAATTGTTTTGGTATTCCTGAAACAATTTTAAAAGTAAATGAATATGGGGGTGATCAAAAGAATGTACCTACTGTAAATCAAGTAATAGACAGATTTGCATATTCTTTAAATACTAATCCCTTACATTTAACCTCATCTATATCATCAAGTGTAATAAATATTCCTTGGTTACCTTTTGTAACAAACTTTTCTGATGAATGGCAATCAGTAAATGTAGATTGGAATACTATAGAAGGTGTTTGGAATGGTCCTAAAGCCGCAAGTTCTACCCCGGATACTATAGAGTTTAGATTTAAAACTAATGGTATACCTTCTTCATCCTATTATAGCCAATCATTATTCCAAATAAGACAGGATTCAGATACTAAATTTGGTGTACAATTATTATACCCCTCAGCTTCCAATGCTTCTTATAATAGCCCCGTACTAAATGATAGATTTTCAGTATATGGGGAATTAAGATTTTTCTTATCTGGGTCCCAAGGGTACGCTAAAACACAACCTATATATGCTCCTTTCTTTTCAGGTAGTTGGTGGTCATTAAAACTTAATAGAGAAACAGGAAGTAGATTTATATTTGATAGTGGTTCAAATCAAGATTATACCTTAACAGTAAAAAGTACTGATTACAATGGTAAAGATGGTACTTTTATAAAATATCAAGAATCACAAAGTTTACATATTAATGGAACAACATCCGCATCTTATAATGGTTCTTGGCATGACTTTAGATATGCTTCGGGTAACTTAGTATTAGATGGTCACTTAGGAGGTACAGGAAGTAATAATGTATTATCACCTAATGGTGTAGTATTTGATGGATCATTCCAAGAAGCAAGAATGTGGTCAACAGTATTAAGTGAATCGGTATTTAATCAACATGTATTAGATCCTAGATCCATAAGATCTAATGAAGTAACTTCTTCAATGTTTGACCTAATATTTAGATTACCATTAGGAAATGACCTACAAATTTCAGGGTCATTTGGAAATAATAAAGTAAACTCAGTACACCCATCTATAACGGGTTCATTTGTACCTACAGCATCTTTCTTCCTTGGAACCGGTTCATCTACCGTTTCTCATGGAATAATAACGAATTTTACTGGTTCAAGCTACCAACCAACGGAGTACTTCGCCCTAGTAGAATCACCTAATTTAGGCGCCTATAATCCGGTAGATGATAAAATAATAAATAAAAAACATAATACTGTTTCAGGTTCGACATTATCACCCTACATTTCAGTTCAGGACTATTCATTTCCACCAGATCAATTTACTTTAGATGTAAACGATGTAGAAGTAGCTATTTCACCACAGGATAGTATAAATAAGGATATTACAGAACAATTAGGTTATTTCAATGTAGATGAGTTTATAGGTGATCCTAAATTAGCCCTATCATCATCTTATGATGGGTTAGACCATGTTAAAAAATTCTATTTTGATAAATACTTTAGAAAACAAAATATAACTGATATAGTACAACTATTATCATATTTTGATAGTTCACTATTTAAAATGTTAAGAGATTTTGTCCCTGCTAAGGCGGAATTTACAACAGGATTTTTAATAAAATCCCATCTATTAGAAAGAAATAAAACTCAAAGATTTGATCCTACAATTACATTTGTAGATTTTAGTGGTTCATTAACTGTACCTAGTATTACAGGATCTAATCCTATGGGTCAAAACTTAGATACTAGCTATACGGGAGAAATTCTTATACCTTCTAGTTCGGCTAATACTATTACTGCTTCTGGAGTAACTTTTAATTTTACAGATAATAGAGAACCTATAACCGGAGAATTTAGTGGTAGTGAGTTTGTTGCTTATACACAACCTCTTACTAGTACAGTAACAGAAAAAAGTTTATTTAGGGTGGGTCCTGATACTACTACAGCGGCATCATTTTCATTAGTACCTTTTAACCCCGAACTAAATAACGTAATTGAACCTAGAAAATCAACCCAATTTATGGATGTAGATTATTCTACTAATATTATAACTCCTGTAAATATAGGATTCATAACAAGTAGATCTTTTGGAGATATTACTGAGGTAGATAGTCCATTTTTAGATGCCCCTATACAAGATAGTAATTACTCTTTACAAAGATATTTAAGACCCAGATATTTAGGATCTAAAACAATATCTAAAGAATATAATGTGTATAATGAAGGAGATGAATCCTATGGATCTTCTCCATCTATAGATTTAAATTCCTTAAAATTTGCTTATTTTTCAGAAATTGTAGAAACAGGCTCTGCATTCCCAGAAAGAGCTAATATCTATTTAAAGTATTTAATAGATGGTAGATCGAATGTAGTAGAATTAACTAGGGAAAATGAATTTATATTTGAAATACAAAATATATTTAACCAAAAGAAACAATTAGATATATCACTGGATAATAATATAGAATTTTCTGAACAAAAATATTTAGATGGTGTAAAACCTATATATGCTGGTGGATTTAGTTATTTACCAATGTTACAAAACCCAACTGGTAGCAGTACTTTAGTATATAAATTTACTACTGGGTCTATAGAAACTGAAGATCAAGGTGATATTTTACCATTACCTGATAGTTTAGAAGGAAACTATGTACAAATAGGTAATTATGAATTAGGAGATATTCAAGTTATTAGTGGTAGTAATTTTGTTTCTGTAGCCGGAACACCTTCTATTAATTTAACAAGAAACACACCTGTAAATAGAGATTCTATTTGGTGGGATAATGATTTATTAATAAATGTAGAAGGAGAATTAGAATTTAAATTAACTATACCTAAAAATCCTTCTGCTTCATTTGATGATCTAAGATGGAATCCTTTTAATGGTACATCACCATTACAATCATCTTCTATAGATTTAGGTGAATCAGCTATTATTAAGGCGGTTTACTATGTTAGTAATTCTGCAGTTATACCTAAAAATACAGATTCCACTAATGCATTGCTAGAATATTCAGATTCAGCATTAGGAGGAGTATTTCAAACTTCGGATACTAATCCACTAATAGGAAGCTCATCATTAGAAATAGGATTACAATCAGCAAAATATTCAGTACCTAAACAAACTTATTATTATCCATCGGATCCTATTGTTAGTATAACTGGTAGTATTACGGATGGTGGTGATGCTGATAATGGAGGTGCTTTCTTTTTAAGAAATAATACGGGATCATTTAATATTTTAACAGCTTCCGTGTCTATGTCATATTATTTTGGTAACTTCCAACAATCATCTTCTATATTTGTTTCTCAATCGGATTCATTTGGTATAGTAGATGAGGAATTTTTTGTAGAAGAGGGAGATATTTTTAAATTTGTAGATAAAAAAGCGGGTTCAGCGGGTACAGGTAGTGGTATATTTCCTAGAGAATTTGAAAGACAAGTAAAAAGAATAAATACTGTATTTAGGGACGAAGTAACTAATACTAGAAGAATAACAATTGAATTTGATAAAGATATACCTGCTAGAGCTTGTGAAGATTTCACAACAGCAGCTAATGGTGAAAATGCTCGCCAAATAAAAAGATTTATAATACTTAAAAAAGTTGAAGATGAAACTAATATTGTTTTAGATTTTCCTAAACAACCTGGAAAAACATCTTCAGGAATCATATTATCTAGTGATACACCTAAAGTTTTAAAGGATAAAGCAGGTAATATAGTTAAGGAACTAAAAGCACAAAACTTAATTTCATAAAAAAGAAAAATACTATATTTATATATAACAAGAATAAACCATGGGATACTTAAATAATATTACAGTTACTGTAGATGCCATCCTAACAAAAAAAGGACGTGAATTATTAGCACGAAACGATGGCTCTTTCCAAATTACACAATTCTCTTTAGGTGATGATGAAATAGATTATACATTATATAATCCAAACCATCCATCTGGTTCTGCCTTTTATGGAGAAGCTATAGAAAATATGCCCGTTATAGAGGCATTTCCGGATGAAACACAAATAATGAAATATAAATTACTTACTTTACCAAGAGGTACTGCTAAGTTACCTGTTTTAGAACTAGGATTTACAACTATTACATTAAAACAAGGAGCTTCATTATCATTAACACCACAAACATTAAATTATCTAGGTACGGATTCAACATTTGAAGCCAGTGGTTATACTGCAACTATAGGTGATTCAAGAACATTACAAACCTTTGAAGGTGTAGGTGTAAATACAGCAGATGCAGCGGATTTAAATACAACTAGTACTATAGGAACAAATGTTTCTAGAACAGTAATTGGTACTACAATAAACTTGACAGCCACAACTGTTAATACATTATTTGGAACTTCGGCCACATTAAATACAATATTAACTGTTACTGGTAGAGATTCCGGAGCTAGATTAACAATCCCAGTTAACATAACTAAAGTAACTACATAAAATAATATAATATGAGCTTTGTAAGTTTAAATAGCAGTGATTTTGTAGTTAGCGCAGATTCCATAACTTCTACGTTATGGACAGGAGGAGTACCTACATTAAATAATTTTTTTACATCTTCAGCTACATCTTCATTTAATTTCTTTTTAGATGTATTCCAAACTAGTTCTGTAAGATCAGATTCTGAAGTACAATTTTCAATTGCCTATGGAGAGGTAGAAGGTTCGGGTTCGGCTCCATTTAATAATTTAGTAACAGGAAGTTCTCCCTCTAAAGTATCTTATGGACAATATAGAACTTTAGTTAATGGAGATGAAAATACTAATTTTAGTTTTGGAACAGGAAATACAGATTCTAGAGATATTTATGTTTTAAATATTAATAGAGCAAGATATAAAGAAAAAATATTCCCAGGAACATTTAATTTAGTATTATCTGGTTCAGATGGTACTAATCCCGCTAGAATACAATTAACAGATAACTCAAAAGACGTTACATCTTTAACATTTACTGATGCCGGTAGGGTATTTGATATTGTAAGTGGAACTAATGGTAGTGCTGTATCTACAGCTGTAACGGGAGGTATTACTGCAGGACTTACTCCATCAGGATCATATGGTAAATTTTTACCAGATGTAGGATTAATAGTATTAAACCCAAGGGCATTGGCATTATCCCAATCATTAGGAGGAGTAGGATTAACAATTAATGATGATCTGACTGATACGGCAATGATAGCCAACAATAGTAATTTATTTGAAAGTATAAAATTAGCCCAAACTTTTTCACTTAATTCGGAAGAAACTATTACTTCTGATTTTGTGTTTGTTAGAGTAAGAAATACAGACTTCAATTATTCAACTAACCCATCTATGATTAGTGGTAGTGGAGAATTTGTTCACTCAAGTTTAATTAATAACCCTCAAACATTTATTACAACAGTAGGATTATATAATGACGCTAATGAGTTATTATCAGTAGCTAAATTATCCAAACCACTCGTTAAAGATTTTACTAAGGAAGCTCTTGTAAGAGTAAAATTAGATTTTTAATGAATGAGCTTTGCATACAAAAAATTAAAACCGTCTGACTTTTCGTCAACTCCGTATGTAGCTAATAAGTTATATGATATTCCCTCCTCATCTTATGATGATTTAGGTGTTAAAATTTACGTGGGTGAATATATTCCTATAAATAACCTAGATTTTGACCCTATAAATGATAATAAAGATATTGATGGTAATTATAGAAGATTAATATTTGATTCTGTAGTACATTTATATTATTCTAACTATGTAACAGAATCTTCGGCTCAAAATCCTTATCCGGCCAATACTAATCAATTTTGGCATTCATCATCCTATGATAATTACTCACAAAATACTTTAGCATCGGGTTCGTTTGATGCTACTATAAGAAAAATACCTTATTTTACTTCTTCCTTTACTAATTACGATACATCCGGTTCATCAATCTATGATTTAACTACTTATTTTGCTGAAAATAATGCTAAAATAAGAGTAGTAACTATACCACAAAATATATTTGGTAATGGGTTACAACCACATACATTTGAACTTTCGGGTTCAGGATATATTATAAGAGATGATGGATTAGGTAATTTGTTTGATTACAGTGATTTTGAGGATGATTATGCCTCTGCAAAATATTCCGACCCTGAAGCAACTTATTATAATTCAGGTTCAAAAGTATATGTAGGAAATATATTTTATTCTCATGGTGTAGCAGTTATATCTAATGAAGATTATTTTTGTTTTTCTGCTACTAACCCAGTAGCTAGAAATGATTATATTACTGTTACTAATACACAAAGAAATAAAACAATAGCACTTTTAGACAGTGACTTTGATGATTGTTCAGGAATTGATACGGGATCTATTACTTTACATAATGATCCTAATAGTAGTTTCCCTGATACTAGTATTAGTGCTCAAGGAGATTTAATAATTACTCCTAATCTATCAGGTTCACAACCCGGAAATTATAAAATAAATTATACTGTAAATAATACCTCGGGATTACCTAGTAATACTGCTTCTATAGATTTAACTTTAACTACATTACCTTTATCTTCTAGTATAGTAAATTTAACTCAATCATGTTTTGGAAGTAATAATTCTGCTTCCGTAACTTTTTCATTTGATCAAGGAGTTCCTCCTTACAGTTATTCTTTAAATGTAGATGGATTTTCGGATTTTAGGGCTTTAAGTACATCATCTAATGATTTATATCAACCTGTTGTATCTGCATCTATTTTACCTACTAGATCTTTAGTATTAACAGTTAAGGATGCAGAATCTACTCTTTACACACAATCTATAAATACTTCTTTACCTTCTATTAATAGAAATGTATATCCAAGCCCAGTATCCTTTAATGATACCAATGATGGAAAAATAATAATTAGTTCAGATGGTTCTAATGGTGCAATATCAGCTTCATTATCATCATCATTTTCAAGCTCAAGAATAACTCCGGCTAATACTAGCTCATTTGACATTACAGTAGTATCTCATTCTGAGGGTAATAGGTACCATATAAATGGAACCAAAACAGGTTCTATAAATTTAAGAAGAGGAATTAGTTCATCTCTTATTCAAATAAATAGTAGCAATAATGGTCATCCTATTAGATTATCTACAACACCAAATGGTACACATGGTGGTGGAGTAGCTTATACAGGATCAAATAATGGGGTAACTTATAATGGAACTGCAGGGACAGATGGAGAATTAAGTATAACCTTACCTGATGATGCCCCTGATGTTTTATATTATTATTGTATAAATCACTCTAATATGGGTGGTCAAGTAAATGTGTATGATTCTACTTCTACATTAGGTATACCTTTAATTGAATTTGGAGATTTAGTAACAGGATCATATCAAGTATTTTTTAAAGATAGTAATGGGTGTACGGATACATCTTCTGTAGTAATAGATAAAATACAACCCGTAACAGCTAGTTACACTGTAAATAACGCTTCAGCCTTTAGTGCTTCAGATGGTAGTTTTATACAAAGAAGAGATTTACCAATAGAGGGAGGAAGATTACCATTAACATGGAGTTGGTCAGGTTCTACTGGATTTACTACTAATTCTGTTGATGCTGTAAATGCTCCTTCAGGTACTTATACCTTAGATGTATTTGACGCAAATAGTGCAACCTATAGTTTTGATTTTGATTTATTATCACCTACTATATTAACCTATACCGCATCTATTGATTATAGTAGTTCTTTAAGTAGTTCAATTAAAATAACTAACTTAGGAGGTGGTGTAAATCCATATAATATTACGGCATCCACTCTACAATCAAATTATTTTTTAACAGCTTCATCAGGAAATTCAACTATAGAACTAGATGCGGCACAACTTTCATCAGGATCGGCTAGTATTTTTATCCAGGATGCTACCAGTGCTAGTTTATTCTCAGCCTCTATAGAAAACATAAATTTAAGTGGTTCTCTTTCTAGTTCTGCAATAATAGGAACATCCGCTAGTTTAGAATATTATGCTAGAAGATGGGAAATAAGTCAATCATTTTGTGAAAATACTACAGGTAGTAATTTACCTTCTAAAAGAACTCTTAATTTTTATTCTTATACTGGTTCTGCTTTTGTAAAAGTATTAGTTAGATCCGGTAGTGAAACCCCAGTAGAGTTTGTTACATCAGGTAGTGCAACAGGTAGTTTTGCATGGACTAACAATGATACAATTTATATAGATATACAAACAGGTTCATCACATGCTTTTTCTGTTAGAAGAGAATATAGTGGTTCGGGAGACGTAAGTGGAACTATAGCTAATGTAACTGGAAGTGAAATAACTAATTCAGCTATAATAACGGGTAGTTTAAGATTGGATGATTTTGCGGATAATAGGGATGTATCTTTACCATTTGGTTTAAATTACTCTACCCCTACAGCACATATTACAGCATCTAAAGTTAATTTTGAATTAGTACCTACTACAATTAATTTTAAATTTGATAAACAAATTCAATTAGCTAAAATTAGAGATAATTTTACAGGAAGCGCTACATTATTATCAACAACAGGTAGTAATAATAGTGGTTCTAATTTTATAGCTAGAAATGATGAATTTATTAATGAAATATATGGTAATACAGGTAGTTATTTTGGTCCTAATAGGGATTTATTTAGAGATAATTACCCCTTTGGTAATATAATGAATACTAATTTAGGTACTAATATATTATATACTAATGGAAAAATATTTAGCGGATCAGTATCTGCTAGTGCATTGGGTACACAAGATTCAAATGATGTTTATTACGTAACTCAAAGAGCTGATAAAATGTTTATGGCGGCATTTGATGTAGATAGTGTTGATTTTTTTGAAGCATCTTCATTTACTAGTGCAAGTTTCTTTGATTCCGATCCTTTATCACCTAGAACCAATTTAAACCCCGTTACATATAAAAATCATACTATATATGCTGGATCCCAGGCTATGGAAAATGATTTAATGTATGTTATGATTACTAGAGAAGATGAAGATGTAAATATGAATTTACCTTCTGGATTAGGAGGTGGAGAAATATTTAGTAGAAGATTACAACTTACTAAAGATATAAATAGAATATATTATTTATTTTCATCACCTGAAGTAGGACCTTCGTTTATTAATAATCATACTAGTTCATTTAATGTAACAGTTGAAGCATATACTGAAGGAAATAGATATAATATAGATGGAGTTAAAACAGGTTCAATAATCCTAAGAAGAGGTGTAAGTGCTTCATTAGTACAAAGTGATGCTAGTAATGATGGTCACCCTATAAGGTTATCTGTAACACCAAATGGTACACATGGTGGTGGAGTAGCTTATACGGGTTCTAATAATGGTATTAGTTATAAGGGTACAGCTGGCTCTAGTGGTGAATTAAGTATTAACCTTCCCGCAGATGCCCCTAGTACATTATATTATTATTGTATAAATCATTCAAACATGGGAGGACAGATAAATGTATTTAATTCTAGTTCTGTTATACAAGAAGATGTAGATAATAGAGCTATAGCAATAGGAAAATTCTTTATAGATAACGTAATAGATAATTATGCCTAAGACTGGATATAAAATAATACAAAATATAAATCAAATATTTGATAATGGGCCTTCATTTGGTGATGTAGTAGATAACACTTATACTGTAAATTTATCCACTTCATCATTCTCATCATCAGTTGACGAACAAACTTTTTATAATAGATCGTTTAGTCCCATAGATTGTAAAGAAGGTTTTAACACACCTCCCGCTCCTATATTAACTAGTGTAATTACAGGCTCACAAAGAGGATTTTTTAATTTAAGTTTTGTATCTGAATCTTTTGAAAAAGGATATTTAAATATAACAGCTTCAGTATCACAAAAAGAAACATTTGCTGATCAGGAAATATTTTCTTCCTCAGTAGCTAGCCCATTACCAATAAGTTCATCTTTTGTTAGTGGCACAGTATTTTTTAGGGCCATACTATCAGGTAGTGGAACTAGCCCGGATCCATCAATATTTTCAGCACCATTAAATTTTATATATGATGAAATTAATACACCCGAAAATAAAGGCAATGTAAACATTAGATTTGTTAACAATTTATCTTCGGATATGGAGGTAGAAATTAAAAGTCTTAGAGGTAATAGTCTTAATTTTATAAGTTCTTCTGAAGTATTTACTTATGATTATAGTGATTGTCCTGTAACGGGTGCATGGTGTTCAAAAGGAATATCGGAAGATTTAAATATTACTATAAAAGGTGGTGCTAATGGATCTAGAGGAACATTTATACAAAGAAGTACTGCTGGTTCAAATAATTCAACCCATACATCCGGTTCGGGATTTAATAATCCTTTAGTAGATTTAGATACTAGTAATACTTTTACACCCGATGAGGGTATTAATTTTACTATAAGACAATTAGAATTTCCTACAGATAATACTACTACTACTTTTTCATTATTAGAAGTATTACCTACGGATTCAGGATCAGCTAGTGTTACAGATCATACTTTAACACCAACTATAAGGTTTGGTTCAGCACCCCTAATATCACAGGATGCAGCATGTACTGATAGTAAAATTAACTTTAAAGAAAAAACTTATTTTCAATTAGGAGGACGTTTATATAATAGTAGAGCGGATGCTGAAACAAAAACTATATCCTCTTTACCTTTTAAAACTAATTTTATATTAACTGATGCTAATACATTTCTCCAAGTAGATAGTGAAGGTTATATCCAAGCTGAAAAAACATGTAAATTACCCTCATTTGAAATTTTTACCCAAGATGGATCCTTTACAACTCAAGAAAAAGCTTGCAAAAGATTAAAAAGTTTTGATGGAAGTGAGACTTTTACTAGTAAAGATAATAAATTAAATGGGGATGGTAGATTATTATCGGGTAGATTTCCTATAAATAATGAAGGTAGAGGAGGTAGAAATATAATTTTAAGTGCAGGTAATATAGTAGGATTTGAAACATGTGGGGGAGAATTAGAAACTTTACAATTAAGTATATATGGTTACCCAAGTTCCTCTTACCCTTTCAACACACCAGAACTAATTAATCGTAATAAATTGGTGGTTGCCTGTGGAGATGACACCTTTGGTACGTATTATCAGGGTGATGAAGGTATCTATTATAATAATACGGGTAGTTTAGCTTATAATTTAGTAGGAGATGGGGGATATTATTACAAAAATACATCTGATGAATTTTTATTGCTATCAGAAGGTCTAATATTATCATCATCTACCCCTTGTTAATAACTTATTATGGCAATTACACCACAACAAAATAAAATTAAATTTAGAAACGAATACAGAGTATTTGAAAATGAAATTATCTGTAAAATATCAGATAATGAATTTAATATTTCTCAAAATCCTTCTTTAACTACTGATAGTTCTGGTTCGTTAAGACCTTTTGCAACTGGATCAAAATTTAGATCTTATGTTACTACTATAGGTTTATATAATGAAGCTAACGAATTATTAATGGTAGGTAAATTAGGTCAACCCATACCAATGTCTAACAATACAGATACTACTTTCATTATTAGATACGATCAATAAATGTGGTTATATAAAGAACACAAAAAAAGTTTTACATTAAAACCAATAAATTCTATAGAAGATATGCCCGAAAACACATTTGGGTTCATATATGAGGTTTGTCATATTCCAACTAATAAAAAATATTTAGGTAAAAAAGTATTACAATTTAATAAAAAACTTCCACCCTTAAAAGGTTTTAAACGTAAACGTAAAGTTATAGTAGAAAGTGATTGGAAAACTTATTATGGTAGTCATCAAAAAATTAAAGATTTATTAAAAGAAAATAAACATGATGATTTTAAAAGAACCATTTTAAAGTTTGCATTTAATAAAAAACACCTAACCTATTTAGAAACCCAATACTTATTTAAAAGAAAAGTATTAGAAAGTGAAGAATATATAAATGATAATATATTAGGCAAATTTTTTAGAAAAGATTTGGTTTAGCTAATAAATTAATGTATATTATATAAAATTCGAGTTTTACCTGCATGGTTAATCAAATACTATTAGGATTAATTGAATCCGTTCTAGGCAAAAGTAATCCGACAGCAAGAGGCAATCATGCTTTTGGTTGTCCTTTTTGTCATCATAAAAATCCAAAATTAGAAATAAATTTAGTTCCCAATAAAAAGAATGAAAATTTATGGCATTGTTGGGTTTGTGATGCTAAAGGTAAAACACTATTTGGATTATTTAAAAGAACAAAAGCACCATCAGATAAATTCACACAATTAAAAGATATATTAGGTGTAACTGAAAAATATGATAAAGTTATTTCCAATATAAAAGTAGAATTACCCTTAGAATATAAACCTTTATATAACTTAAATAAATCAGATATCCATGCTAGACATGCTTTAGTTTATCTTAAAAAAAGAGGTTTAACCATGATGGATATTTTAAAATATAAAATAGGATATTGTGAAAAAGGTAGATATGCTAATAAGATTATAATACCTACTTATAATATAGATGGTGTTTTAGATTATTTTGTAGCTCGTTCATTTGAAAAAGAACCCTCTAGAAAATATGATGCACCCCAATCTGATAAGAATATAATAGGTTTTGAAAATATGATAAATTGGAATGTACCAATAGTATTGTGTGAAGGTGCTTTCGATGCTATTTCAATAAAAAGAAATGCCATACCTTTATTTGGCAAAAATATATCTAAAAAATTAATGCAAAAATTAGTAACATCAGAAGTAAAAAAAGTTTATTTGGCATTAGATAAGGATGCTATTAAATCAACAATAAAAATAGCAAAACAACTTTTAGAAGCGGGTAAAAAACTATTTGTAGTAGATTTGGATGATAAAGATCCAGCAGATATGGGATTTTCTTTATTTACAAATAAAATCCAAAAATCACAGGAATTTACATTTTCATCACTACTTAATTTGAAATTATCTTTATGATTTTACGAAAGGCAAATTTTCCTAAACAGGAACATAACCGTGAATTTAAACAAATAACTACTAATGATTCTCGTTTTTACGAGGATGGTAAAAAAACATACCCTTCTGTTACATTTGTTTTATCTTATTATCCCAAGGGAAAACATTTTCAGGAGTGGTTAAAAAAAGTAGGTTATGCTTCCGACTTTATTGTAAAAAAGGCTGCTGATGAAGGTACTTTAGTTCATAATTTATGTGAAAAGTACTTATTAGGAGAAAAAGTAACTTTAATGGATAATGGTAATCCCAAGTATGATATTAAAGTATGGAAAATGTTTTTGCGTTTTGTAGAATTTTGGGAAACTACAAAAGCAGAATTATTAGAAACAGAAGTATTTTTATATTCTGATACTCTTAAGGTAGCAGGAACATGCGATTTAGTATGTAAAATCAACGGAGAACTGTGGGTAATTGACTTAAAAACATCTAACCAACTACAGACTACATATGATATACAAGCCGCCGTTTACTCGCGTTGTTTTGAAGAATGCTATGACCAAAAAGTTGATAAAGTAGGTATACTTTGGTTAAAATCTTCCAAAAGGGGTCCTAAAAAAGGCAGTCTTCAAGGTAAAGGTTGGGAAGTTTATGAATCCAAACGTTCACAAGAGGATAATTTGGAAATATTTAAACATGTTAGAGCTTTATTTGATTTAGAAAATCCAAATTTAAAACCTATTTCCGAAAAATGGCCAACTACTGTGCAAAAACAGTAGGATTCCTCAATCTTTTTTCGTATATTTATATACAAAGTATACTAAATGATTAGATTGCGTGATATCATATTAGAACAATCCACCAACCCTAAAGCCCTTATATTAGCCGGAGCTCCTGGAGCAGGAAAATCTTCATTTATAGAAGATGTAGATAATGCTCTAATCTTAAATGTAGATGATTATTTTATACGCAATTTAAAAGATGCAGGAGTATCTTTAGATTTAAAAAATGCAGATGCTGAAGCAAGAAGTAAGGCTGCTAAAGCGATGGCGGCTGCTAATAAGGAATTTAGACCTTTTATTAAAGATATTATATTAGGTAAGAAAAATTTTATATTAGATGGTACTGCTGCTAGTTCAAGACCTACTTTAAAATTAAAAAAAGAATTAGAGGATTTAGGATATGATATTTTAATGGTATATGTATTTGCTTCATTAGAAAAAGCATTAGATAGAAATGAAACTCGTTTTCAACGTAGCCAAGGTGAAGATAGAAGTTTATCTCCTGCTATTGTGTTACGTACTTGGAATAGTATAACTCAAAATTATGATTTATATAAAAATGAGTTTGGAAGTAACTTTGTTTCAGTAGTAAATGATAAGGCGTTAAAAAAGGGAGAATCCTTAAAGGATTTAAAAACATTAGTGGATAAGTATGTGGAACCCTTTAAACCTACTAATACAAAACCTAAAACGGATAAAGAAAGGGCACGTTCTGAAAAGAGTAAAGCTGAATTAAATAAACAAATAAACGATTTTATAAATTCTGATAAAGTAGAAGACATTAAGTCTAATTCTGTATCTAAAGATGAAGCAAAATCAAGAGTAAAACAATTTTTTTCATGAATCCATTAAAGGTAGCCCAACAAATAGTTAAAAAACTATTAGTAGAACAACTTACAGAAAAAGTCTCATTATATCCAGGTGCATTTAAACCACCACATAGGGGCCATATTGCTACTATTTTAAGATCTATAGATAATGATACAGATAAAGTTTTAGTGTTTATATCTACTAAGGAAAGAGAAGATGTTGATGTGGAGGAAGCAATTAAAGTTTGGGATTTATATAAATCCAACCTTCCAGAACTGGAAAAAATAGAAATAATACCTACTCCAACACCGGTTACTGCCGTTTATGATTATGCAAAAGATAATCCTTCACATGATATTAGAGCAGTATTTGGTAAAGGTGAAGAAAGTAGATTTAAATCATTATTAGATAAAGAAAAATACCCCCATGTAGAAGTATTTGATGCAGGGATAGAAGGTGATTTTTCCGCTACTAATTTAAGACAGGCTATTAGGGATAATGATTTAGAAAAAATAAAAACATTTTTACCTGATAGAGTAAATGTAGATGATTTTATATCTATATTTCAAACTAATGAAGGTTTATATCCAAGGTATGATTATAGAAAAGTAAGACAGGTAAGATATAAAGCCTCTGATGTTAGAACTAATGATCCTGATGCATTAGAGGAAGCTGATCCTAAAAAAGGTACAGGTAAAAAACCTAAAGGATCGGGCCGTAGATTATACACTGATGAGGATCCAAGTGACACAGTAAGAATAAAATTTAGTACTAGACAGGATATAGTAGATACTTTAAATAAAACTTCATTTAAAAATAAATCACATGCTAGACAATCTCAGGTAATAAATTTAATACATCAACGAGTAAGAGCCGCTTTGGGTAGAACTAAAGATCCATTAAAAAAAGCTAAATTAAAGTCGGCTTTTGAATATATTAAAAACCGTAAAGAAGCATCTAAAAAGAAAACACAAAGATTGAAAAAACAAAAAACAAATGAGGGAGTTTTACCTCAAACTAATCTTGTATTAAAAAGAGGTAAAAAAACAATTTTACAAGCCGAAGAACAGGACTATGATAGAGGTTTAATAGTAGAACTTACTAAAGAAGGTGGATATAAAATAAATTATTGGTATGGTGAAGATGCTAAAGTATATCCCGTAGAAGTTGAAGTTGATGGTGTTTCAATAAAACCTGATGCTAGGGAAGTTTATGTAAAATTCCATCCTGAATTAAAAAAAGATAAAAAAGAAGTTAATTATTTAAGAGAAGCTAAATATAAAAAATTTTTAAATGAAGCTTGGGAGAATGCTAAAGCAAGTGTAGTTAATGAATTTGTTAATTATTGTATGGAATATCTTTCAGTAGACCGTCCCAAATTAAAACTTATTAACTCTAATGATTATGCTTATGAAAATCGTAGTTTAGGAGGTTATTTACCTTCTGAAGAAAAGATAATAGTTGTAGTACATAATAGAAATATGGCGGATATTTTAAGAACTATAGCTCATGAAATGGTTCATCATATGCAAAATTTAGATAAAAGACTAACACCCACTTCGGGGGAGGATGGATCTCCAGATGAAAATGAAGCTAATTCATTAGCCGCTGTAATAATGAGAAAATTTGGACGTGATAATCCACACATATATGAATAGAATAAAAGGTACATTAATGGAATTATTACAAGAAGATCTTGCTAAGGCATATGATATATTTCTTGATATGGACGGGGTTTTAACTGATTTTGAAAGACGTTTTGAACAATTTGCAGGTGTTACACCTAATGAATTTGAATCCCAAAGAACCATTCAAGTAGGTAAAAAAAAGGCTGATGAACAGTTTTGGAATTTAATAGATAAACAAATAGGTGTACGTTTCTGGGCGGGAATGCCTTGGATGCCCGAGGGAGAAAGTTTATACAAATATGTTAAAAAATATAAACCTACAATTTTAACATCACCATCCAGAGATGAATCATCTCGTATTGGAAAAGGTGTATGGGTAAAAAGAAACATGCCAGGGGTACCAGTAAAGTTTGGTTTTAAAGCTGGTGGTAAAGCTAAATTTGCGGGGCCTAATAAAATTTTAATAGATGATAGAGAAGATAACATATCCTCTTGGAAAGCTGCAGGAGGGATTGGTATATTATTCAAGTCAACCGAACAAGTAAAAAATGAGTTATCTAAATTAGGGTTATGAGTGAATCTCAATTAAATCGTGAATTTTCTAAACGTGATGTTGAGAGAATGCGTAATATAGTTACAGGTAATACTGCTAATAGAACTAGAGTTCAGGCTGGGTATGAAAAAGAATCTAAGCAATATACTGAAGGTGATATTTGGGAGGAAAATGGTAAACAATGGACTATAAAAAATGGTATAAAACAAACCATTACTAAACATGACAAACTTAGAGAAATGGTAAATTTACCTTTAACTTGTTCATGTGGTAAACCTATGAAGGCTAATAAACTTAATAGGAAAATGTGGGTCATCCATAAAAAATGTTTTAATTGTGTTATTCAAAATGAAACCCAATTAAAAATTAATGGGGGTTATGATGAGTATAGAAAAAAATTATTAAACTCTAATAAAGATACGTTTGTTGTAGAATATGAACAAGCAGTAGATGCATTTTTAAATGAGGGAGGTGATACATTTGTATCCGAGGCTGGGGATATTGAAAACTGGTCAAATGCCAAAATAAATCCTGAAATAATTAAGGCATTAAAAGATAATATACAACGCCTAAAGGAAATAGAGTTGTAATATCTTTATATATTTATTATAGAATAATTCTAAAATCATGAAAAAACAAGAACTTAAAAAAATTATCAAAGAAAACATTACAGACTGGCTTTCTGAACGTAACATCCCGGAAAATGAAAGTGCACCTGTAAAAGAAAAAAAAGTTACAATAGAAGACCAAATTGGTGAAATGTATTATGTTACTAAACCTTCTAAAAAATCTTCTATGGAAGAATTAGTTGGAAAAGGTGATGTATTTGAATTTTCTACTTTGGGCCTTACTAAAGAAGATATTTTTGGTATCTATAAATCAGAAAATAAGGCAAACTCTGTTGCTGGTAAACTTATTAAAGAAAGAGACATTAAGTTAAAAGAAACTTATGCTAAAGGCAAAGATAAGTTAAAAGCTATGGAAGCTTCTATTGATGAAATTAAATCTCAAATAGAAGGAAAAATGTCCGAAGCAACCTCTAATCCTGATATGAGAGAATCTTTAACGGCTGAATCAAATAATTTAATGGAAAAATTATCTATGATTGAGGCTCAAGTTGAAAAATTAAGAGAAGTATTAGAATTAGAAGGATTACGTTTTGAGAAAAAAACTTCTAAAAAAGCTAAAAAAGAAGACGAAAAAGAAGATAAAGACGATAAATAATCTATGGACAAGCTCAAACTCAGATATCTTATCCGAGAGGCTATAGAAAACGTTGTTAATGTTTCATCTAAGTTCTCTGTTGGAGATAAGGTAACTACAGTAGATGGTGATACCGCAAAAATTACTATGGCGGAACACCCCTTTTATACTGTGGAGTTAGAAGAAACGGGAACTACTAAATCTTTTAATTTTAAAGATTTGGCTCCATTCCAAGAAAAAGAAATTTCAAAAACATCTGAGGGCATTACACTCCAAGAAGGAGTAAATGCTTCTCCTGGTTTAATATTCCATCAACAACATAACAAACCCTTATCAGAATGTGTTTTTAGAATTGGTTCTAAATCTTATGTAGATTTTTATGCAGAAGCAAGAGAATTATTCAATGAAGGAGTTTTAAAAATAAATGAAGGTGATAAAATCTTAATTAGAAATACAGATATTGGTGAATATGGAATATTTGAAGATGAACAAGTGCCATTAGATATTCCTTTTGTTAATGAAGATTATAAGTTTATGGATTTAATTAAAATAAAAAATAATCTTAAAGATAAAGGATTTAATGTTAAAGTTGGATATCCAAGTGATATAGATCCAAGATTTCCAATACAAATTGATGATGAAAATGAACGTAACTTAGATGGTTTAAATACTGAACTAACTAAAATGTTTGGAAGAGACGGATATGTTATATTTGCCGATACAAACCAAAGAATGTTTGAGGCAGAATTTAGAGGAAAAAATGTTAAATTAAATTCTCCTAAAAGAGGTGGTTCTAAAGCTTATTATGTTTATGTTAAAAATCCCAAAACAGGTAGAGTTAAAAAAGTATCATTTGGTTCGGGAGGATTAAGAGCAAAAATTAATAACCCAAAAGCACGTAGAGCATTTTCTGCACGTCATAATTGTCCTAATAAAAAAGATAGAACAAAAGCGGGATACTGGTCATGTAATTTACCAAGATATGCAAAGCAACTTGGTTTAGGTGCTAATAAAAATACTTTTTGGTAAAATGGCTACATATAAAGATTATATATATAAGGGATACCATGTAAGACACTTTTCAGAAGATGTGGAAATGGATGAATTGATATGGCATCGTGATAGAAAAGATAGAGATATTACTCCTATAGGAGAAACGGATTGGCAGATTCAATTTGATGATAAATTACCCCAACCCATAAATGATTGTATTTTTATACCAGAAGGTACTTGGCATAGGGTAATAAAAGGTAGTGGGTGTTTAAAAATATTAATAAACGAGTATGCTTAGTTTTATTTATATATCGGTAATAGTAGGTGTTGCTGTTGGTTTATTAGTTATTTCTTTAAAAAATAAATCCAAAGCGGGTTGCTGCGGATCAAATTGTGAATGTCATGAAAATAGAACAAATTAAAAAAATATTTGAAGATGATGATAGTTTAAAATATGCTTTAGCTACTAACATGGCTAAGTATGGACGTCCTCAATCTAAAAAATCTGACAAACCAGCTAAATTAACTAAAGGTTTAGAGAAAAAAAGAGAAAAAGCAGTGAAGGATCTTAAAAAGTCTATGGGCGAAAACACTAATACCCCAACACCATCATACAAAGATCCTAACCCAGCATTATCTATGACAAGAGCAAAAAATAAAGCTCTTACCCCCGCTGACGAACAAGTTAAAGGAAAAATGAAACCAGGTACATATGCTGGTAGAGCAGTTGTTGTTCATATGAATGGACCTGAAACAGAATGGAAAGTAAAATTTACAAATAGTGGTAAAGTTGTTGATTATATAGATTTAATGGCTAATCTTAAATTTGATGATGGGACTACTTATCAAGATTACTTAGGTGCTAATATAAAAGAAATGGATTCTTCATTTCCTGGACCCGAATATGATAATAAAGGATATATAGCCGCTAGAAAGCTTATTGATAGATTAAGAGCAACTACATTTAGACAATTTAATGATGATGAATTAGAAGAATTCAGAAAAGAAATAGCTAATGCTTTTGACATGACATTAAAGGAAGCTTTTAGTGGTTTTAGGAGAGGAGAACCAGAAGATCCAGATTCTATCCCATTTAAACCAACGGGGTCAGTATCTCAATTTCAGGAAGATTTAAGGGCATTATTTGGCAAATTTAAAGATGATTTAAGAAATCCTGATTTTATAAGAGGAGTAGGTGAAATAATGGTTAATTGGAAATCACTTTTAAGAAGTCAATTTGATGAAGGTGATACTTACGAAAAAATGGCCGCTAAGGGTAAAAAAGCTGGTAATTTAAAGCAAGGTACCGTTAGAAAAAGATTAGGCATCGCTAAAGATAAAAAAATTCCATTAGCTACTATTAATAAAGAATTATCTCGTATGAGAAAAATGGATAAGGATGATGA